ACTCAGTGAGCGCGGCATACGGATCTACAAGTACAATGACTGGCTAGACATTGGAAAGGTTTCTATCACTCACGGGATGTATCACGGAATGAGTGCAGGACTGCGACATTATAACGCTTGCGGCCATTCGGTTATATTTAATCACGTACATCAGTTTACGGCTCGGAGTTTCGTAAGGCGAGAGGACACGGTTATTGCTTGGTCGAATCCGTGCATGAGTACGCTGGCGCCAGAATATACGAAGAATGCAGAAAACAATTGGTCAGACGGATATGGGGTTTTAGCTGTTCGATCTAATGGGATGTTTAACTATAACGTTTTCTTAAATGTGAATAATCAAATCGTATTACCAGATGGTACCGTTCTAAGCGGTAATAAGTGAAGCTGCCCGTGAAATTAAATATTTACGGCACTATTTGGAGAATAAAATACAAATGGCACCTGACCGACGATAACGGTCATCCAGCTTTTGGACTCTGCGACAAAGAAAAAAGTATTATCTGGATTGCCAGGGGCTTGAAATCGCAGGAAAAGCGTGGCACGTTTTTACATGAATTGATTCATGCTATTAATTACGAATTGAAAATCTGTCAAACCGAACTTAATTCAGAAGTCGAAGAAATAATGACTGAAGGCGTAGCAGATTATCTTAATAAGCATTTATCAGAGTTCATGTGGATAAAATAAAAACGTGAGGTTGTTTAATCCGTGGCAGTTAAAAAAGTTAAGAAAAAACAAATGGCTAAACGTGCGAAGTCTATCGACTCCAAGACGCCGCCTATAAAAATAAATTGGACAACCGTCGATGCGATGATGCATATTCAATGCACAGGCGAAGAAATCGCAGCGGTACTTCAAATTGATTACGACACATTACAAAGAGCCGTAAAGCGTGAAAAGGGCATACCGTTTGCGGATTATATAAGGCAAAAGTCGGATGGTGGTAAATCTTCATTAAGGAGATTGCAATGGTCTAAGGCAAAAGAGGGCAATCCAACAATGTTAATATGGCTCGGCAAGCAAGTACTCGGGCAGAAGGACCACCAAGAGATTACCGGAAACATGAACCATAATTATACGGTCACGGATTTAATTAAAGGAACACGCACGGAGCAATTAGCACTAGAGGCGGCAGCTCGGGATGTAACTCAAGAAGAGGACGAAGAAAATGGAAAATAGCCAAATAGAATATGTAAGTATAAAAGCAATCAACCCATATACTAAAAACGCACGACTACACTCGGAAGAACAGATCGAGAATATAATGGAGTCGATCACGAAGTTCGGATTTAATAACCCGATACTAATAGACGAGAAAAATATTATCATAGCTGGGCACGGTCGCTATGCGGCAGCTAAGAAATTAGAGTTAAGCAAAATCCCTATCATAGTGTTAAGCCACTTAACGGAAATGCAAAAAAAAGCGTACATCTTAGCGGATAATAAAATCGCGCTGAACGCTACATGGGAATACGATTTGTTAGCTGAAGAAATTAAAAAATTAGACGCTGATGATTTCGATTTAGATGTTATCGGTTTTTCAGATCAGGAGCTTGAGGGTTTGTTAGATAATAGCTTTAGTAACGATACGAATTTAGATCATAAAAAAGAATGGGACGGGATGCCTGAATTTGACCAAGGAGATGCCGGGCCGTACAGAACAATTCTAGTTCACTTCTTTGACCAGGAGGGCGTTAATAAGTTCGCTAACCTAATGAATCATCCAATAACAGGAAAAACTAAATACACTTGGTTTCCTGAGCCGATAATCGAAAAAGTAGCAGACAAGAGGTATAGCGAGTGAAATATATAAACAACAAACTAAAACATTATCCAGACCGACTAGCGGATTATTTAAAAGATGTCCCCCCTCAGCCTGTTACTGCACAAATACAGATCATTGATAAGTGTTGTTTCGGTTGTTTTTATTGTGATAAGGAAATAGGTAAGTGGGACCGTATTGAAGCAGACGAGAAACTAATAAGCAGATTAAAGGAATTGGGTGTTCGGTCTGTTATTCTTACTGGCGGCGAGCCACTAATGCATAAGAACTTTGACAGTATGATGCTTGAGTTTTCTAAACACTTTAAGGTCGGGCTAGTAACAACACTGTATAGGTACTCAGAAGTTTTAGAAACTGTACCGACCTGGGTTAAGGTTTCGCTAGACTCAGTTAATCCGGCAGAATACGGAGCCATAAAGGGTATTAATCCTAAAATGTTAGCTACTGTTTTAGAAAACATGAAGCGACTATATGATAACAAAGACCCTGAGATGGTTCTTGGAGCGCAGATGGTTATAACAGACCATAATCAGACTTTAGAAACTATTGAAGAAACATTAGAAACAGTAAAAGACTCATGTGACTATTTACAGTTAAGGCCTATTGAGTCGCTAGAGGATTACGAGTATTCAGATGATGTACACGAGCTATTAAGACACGTTGAAGACAAGTACGAAAAAATTGTTATCTCAGATAAATTCTATGTGAAACAAAAACATTCAAAGTGTTATGCTAAATGGATGCAGCTATTAATAGGAACTGATAGTAATGTAAAAATCTGCTGTAATAGAGTGCATGAAACCGTAGCAAGTTTATACGATCCAAACTTATTACAAATTATTCATGATATGAAGTTAGATATGAAAAAATGCTACACTCCTTGTGTGATGTCTGTTTACAATCAATATATTAGTGAATCAATAAGTGGACCTCACCAGGAGTTTGTATGAACCCGCAATTTCCTTTATATATTCCATCGAAAGGCAGAGCCAACTCTCGACTAACTATAAAATCACTAGAGGAGATGGGTGTTCCGTATAAAGTTGTTATAGAACAGCAAGAGTACGAACAATACGCCGCTGTAGTGGATAAGAAAAATATTTTAGTTTTAGATCTAGCCTATAAGAGAAATTATGATATGTGTGACGGCCTAGGGGATGCTAAAAGTAAGGGAGCCGGGCCTGCCCGTAATTTTATTTGGGATCATGCTATTGATAGTGGGTTTAAATGGCACTGGGTTATGGACGATAACATCCGTGGGTTCTATAGACTTAATAAAAATCTAAAAGTTCCGATGGGCGACGGTACGGGCTTCCGATGTATGGAGGACTTTGTTCTTAGATATAAGAACGTCGGTATGGCTGGACCGAATTACTGTATGTTCTCCCCTCGTAAGGTAAAACAACCTCCGTTTATTACTAACACCAGAATTTATTCGTGTAATTTTATTCGCAATGATATTCCGTTCCGTTGGCGTGGAAGGTATAACGAGGACACAATTTTGTCTCTTGATATTTTAAAACACAGCCTCTGTACGATTCAGTTTAATGCTTTTTTGCAAAACAAAATTGTTACTCAAAACATCCCAGGAGGAAACACAGCCGAATTTTATTCCAAAGAAGGAACTCGGCCTAAATCTGAAATGTTAGTAAAGGTTCACCCTGATCTTGCTCGAATCGTTTATAAGTTTGGCCGATGGCATCACCATGTGGATTATAGAATTTTTAAACACTTGAAACTTAAAAAAAAAGCAGATTTGGAAGTTTCTTCGGGAATAAATAACTACGGAATGTCTTTGAAGAAATTAGAGACTCATGCAGATTGATATCGGTAAGGTATGGCAGGAACACTCGGACGCCTTTTTTGAAGACGGACTCGGAGTTACGGCCATAGAGGATTATCAGATCGACATATTAAAAGACATTCAGACCTATGAGCGTATCGCTATTAGAGCGTGTCACTCTGTTGGGAAAACATGGCTTATGGCTCGGGTTGCTCTCTGGTTCTATAGTTGTTTTGAAAATTCTATCGTAATCACTACCGCACCGACGTTTAAGCAAGTCGATAAACTGTTATGGGGTGAACTCCGATCTGCCTATAACAATTCCAGAGTACCCCTGGGCGGAGTACTGCTAAACACACATTTAAAACGTGACGATAAGTGGTACGCCATGGGATTTAGTCCGCAGAAAAAAGCGGGAGAGTCATCAGAGCAACAGGGTTCAAGTTTTCAGGGATTCCATTCGGATTACGTATTGATAATCTTTGATGAGGCGACGGGAGTTCCACCAGACATCTGGCGCCAAGCAGAGGGGCTTATGACCTCTGGTACGATGGTAAAATGGGTTTGTATCGCCAACCCGACTACATCTAACTGCGAGTTCGCTAATTGTTTTAAAGATCCGGCCTGGTTTAAGGTTAAATGGTCTTGTTATAACTCCCCTAATATGATCGCGAATAAATTCACGGATCGGGAGAAAATCGAAGACGAGATGGATTATTTAAGTACACTTAAGGACGAACAACGCCTTGCGCATATTTCTAATTACTTGAAACCAGTGCCTTATTTACTAACTGCTCAATGGGCTATGTCGTCACTTTACAAATGGGGATTAGACCATCCCTTATCTATGTCTAAAATTTTAGGGGAGTTCCCTCTAGAGGACGATACGGTATTAATTCAACTTACTTATATAGAAGCGGCTCAAGCCCGAGAAATTAAAGTTATCGACACAGACCGTCGTTCTATTGGTGTAGATGTAGCTAGATTCGGCGCCGATAAGACGGTGCTAACAGAATTTAAGGGCCCGAAACATATAGATGTTTTATCAATTGAAAAGCGAGATACAATGTACGTTACTGGAATGGTTACGAATATGATTAACGAGGGTTCGGATAATTGTATCGTTGCCATTGATGCTACGGGTATCGGGTCCGGTGTTGTTGACGCACTGGTAGAAAATCAAAAGAACGGGCTTATAAGTAAAAAGGTTGAGCTTGTAGAGGTTCATTTCGGTGCTTCACCAGTTAGCAAGCTAGACCAAGACCGCGCGAAGCGGAGCAAAACGCAGCGAGACAAGAACGAACAGGAAAAGGCTAGATATTCAATACTTAAATCCAAAATGTTTGACTTGCTTGCAACGGATTTAAAAAATACCATTAGTTTATTGAATGAAGCGGTTTATGCCGAGGAGCTTCCAACAATCCAACATAAGTTTGATTCTAAGGGAAGAATAGTTATAGAATCCAAGGCTGATTATAAAACCAGAACGGGACGTAACTCTCCCGATTTCTCGGACAGCCTAGCACTAGCGAATTACGCTAGAAATTTAGACGGGGCTTATGGGAGTTTTAAAAACCGAGTGACTGAGAAACCGATTATGAAGCAGACGAAAAAACGAGAGCGAAGCAGCCGAATTAAAATAAAAGAATACTAAAAAAGGGATTTTATTTTGAGCACTGAATTAGATAAAGTAAAAGAGCATTCAAAAGCACTCGGCGCCAGTGGCACGGATGTAATTGGTAAGATTCATAATGCCGAGGATCACATAGATTCATTAACGGGCGCACAGGCAGCAGAAGTTTACGGTAAGATGCGCCGCTCAGACACTCAGATCATAAAAGTTTTAACTGCGATCAATAACCCGATCAAGAGCGCCACATGGGGCATCGAACCCGTTAGCGACGAGACCGCAGACTTAGAAAAAGCCGCACTAATGGAACAGATAATATTTAAAGATATTAATTGGTCGAAGTTTCTTAATGAAGCGTTAACGTGCGTGCCTTATGGGTATTCGATATTTGAAGTCGTTCATATGAATAGACAATCGAAAGAATTAGGCGCCTACACTGGGCTTGCTCAATTAG